GGGGCAAGAGGGCCGGGATTTCGACAGCGATAGCCGCAGAAACTTTGCCCCACCTCAGCCGGGCCCGGCGGCGATCTCGCGCAGCGTCGTGCGCACGAAATCCTCGAGCGCGCTGGACAGCGCGGCGGCGCCGATACCGTGTTGCGCCGCCAGCAGCGCGGCGTGCCGCGCCGGCGCGGTCAGCAGTTGGTCCCGGATGCGGTGGGCCCGGGCGATCGTGCTGGCCTCCAGACGCGCGTGCTCGACCAGCCGGCGCTGCCGCACCTTCCAGGTCAAATCGGTGTGCTGTGCCCGCACGACGGTGATTTCGGTCTGCAGCTTGAGCAATGTCTCGGGTGTCGCCTCGATCGCCATCACGCAGCCTCCGCGGCGCGGATCGCCTCGGCCCGCAGATCGCCGATTTCGCTGACCACCGCCGCGACAAAGCGAGTGAGGATGCGGCGCGCGACCCGCGGCTCGATCGCTAATCCTTGGGCGAAGGCGGCGGCGTGGCGCGCCGGTGCTGCGCGCAGCGCCGCGAGCACGTAATCCGTCTCGACGCCGGCGACGCGGACGGCTTCGTCGCGATCGACATAGCGCTCGCGCGCGGCCTCGAAGCGGTCCTTTGCCAACCGCAGCTTGGCGACCGCCGCGGCGATCTTGGCGTTGGCGCTGCGCTTGCCATCGTCGCTGTCCTGCACCGCGATGCGGGCGCGGCGGATGCGCCCCCATGACGCGTCGGCCTGCTCGGGATCGATCCGCCCATTGAGCAGCGTGATGACGCCCTTCTGAATTTGCCGGCGAATCGACTTGCGATCGGCGCCACGCGTCTTGGCGTATTGCGCGATAGACATGCTATGTCTGGTCTCTGCCATGCCCGCGATCCCGTGCTTTTACGAACACATGGCGCCCGAGACGACGGTGGCGCTCAGCGCCTGGTCGGATGCTTACCGGGTGCTGACCTCGCGCAGCGCCGCCGAGCCCGGCCCCTATCGTACCGCGCGGACGCCCTACTGGCGAACCCCGATGGACGATCTCTCGGTGAACTCACCGGTCCAGCGGATCATCGTCAAGAAGGCTGCACAGGTCGGCGCCAGCGAAATCGGCAACTGCTGGATCGGCTATCTGGTCGACCAGGCGCCCGGACCCGTGCTGCTGGTCCAACCCACCGTCGACCTCGCCAAGCGCTATTCAAAGCAGCGCATCGACCCGCTGTTTGACGAGAGCGAGCGGCTGCGCTCAAAAGTCCGCCCGGCGCGCAGCCGCGATTCCGGCAATACCATGCTGCTGAAGGAGTTCCTCGGCGGCGTGCTGGTCATCACCGGCGCCAACTCCGCGGTCGGGCTGCGCTCGATGCCGGTGCGCTATCTGCTGCTCGACGAGGTCGACGCCTATCCCGGCGACGTCGAGGGCGAAGGCGATCCGGTGGCGCTGGCCGAGGCGCGCGCCCGCACCTTCAGCTTCCGGGCCAAGAAGTTTCTGATCTCGACCCCGCTGGTCAAAGGCGCCTCGCGCATCAGCCGCGAATACGAGCGCAGCGACCAGCGCAAATATTTCGTGCCCTGCCCGCTCTGCGGCCAGCGGCAAGTGCTCGACTTCAGCCGGCTGCGCTGGCAGCCGGGCAAGCCGGAGACGGTGGTCTATCAATGCAGGGCATGCGGGGGCACCTTTGCCGAACACCACAAGACGGCGATGCTGGCTGCCGGGCGCTGGCGCGCCACCGCGGTGCCGGCCGACCTTCTGACCCACGGCTATCATATCTCGGGCCTCTACAGCCCGATCGGGTGGCTCAGCTGGGTCGATATCGCCAAGCAATGGGAAGAGGCGGCGACCGACGCGGACGCGCGCAAGACTTTCGTCAACACCGTGCTCGGCGAGGAGTGGGAAGAGGAGGCCGATACCGTGCCCGATTGGCAGCGCCTCTATGAGCGGCGCGAGGCCTGGCCGCACGCGACCGTGCCCGAGCGCGGGCTCTTCTTGACTGCCGGCGCCGATATCCAGAGCGACCGCATCGAGGTCGACGTCTGGGCCTGGGGGCGCGGCCTCGAATCGTGGCTGGTCGAGCACATCGTCATCGAGGGTGACCCTGGGCGCCCCGAGGCGTGGGCCAAGGTCGATCCGCTGCTGACACAGACATGGGAGCACGCGACCGGCGCGCGCCTGGCGCTGCAGCGGCTGGCGATCGACACCGGCTTCGCGACCCAGATGGTCTACCAATGGGCCCGCGGGCAAGACCACGCGACCGTGCTGCCGGTCCGCGGCGTCGGCGCCTACGATCGCCTGGTGCCGGTATCCGGGCCGACCAAGGTCGAGGTCCTCGCGAACGGCCGCAAATTGAAGCGCGGGCTCAATCTGTGGACCGTTTCGGTCAGCTTCTTCAAAAAGGAGCTTTACAAGCATCTCGGGCTGGCCAAGCCGACCGAGACGCAGCTGGCGCAAGGTCTGAGCTTTCCCGCCGGCTATGTGCATTTGCCGCAGGGCGTCAGCGATGAATGGATCCGCCAGCTGGTCGCCGAGCAGCAGGTCATCGTCCGTTCGCGCCATGGCTTCAACGCGCGCACCGAATGGCGCCAGCTGCGGCCGCGCAACGAGGCCTTGGATTGCCGGGTCTACGCCCGCGCCGCGGTCTGGCTGGCCGGTTGCGATCGCTGGTCCGAGGCGCGCTGGCGCGGCCTCGAGGAGCAGCTGGGGCTCGATCCGCCGCCGCCCGCGGCACCGCCGGCGCCGGCCGCAAACGAGACGGCAAAAAGCGACGCGCCGATCGCCGGCCAGCTGCAGCCGAGCGCCGCCCCGTCGCGGTATGCAACAGCGCGCCGCCGCCCCGTCGCCTTCTGGCGCGAATGACGATAGGATGCCGGCTACGGTTAGGAGCGATAGTCAGGAGGCGACAAATGCAAAGCCGACGACGCGACCGGGTGCGCGCCTCGCAGCGGGCGCTGGTGAACACGCCGCGGCCGGCGGCGCAGCGGGCGCTGCGCATGGCGCGGGCGCAGGGCCGCACCTATCCGACCTCGGGCCAGCGGGCGCGGGCGCTGCGGCCGCGGCGCGGCGGCTAATTCCGATGGCCCTTACGGCAAGAGGCCGCGCCCGCATCAAGGCGTCCAGTTTCGCCTTGCCGGGGCGGCGCTACCCGATCAATACCCGGGCCCGCGCCCGCAGCGCGCTGTCGCGGGTGGCACAGCACGGCACCAGAGCCGAGCGCCTGAAGGTACAGCGCGCCGTCGCCCGCAAGTGGCCTGGGATCGACGTTACCAAGGGCTGATGGCCGCCGCCGGGATCACAGTCAGCGCCGAGGCTTATCTCGCTCGCCTGACCGCATTGCAGCGGCCCAAGCTCGATAAGGCCGTCGCCTTGGCGTTGGTCGACACCGCCAAATCCGCGATCAGCAAGGGCGCTTCACTGATCGCCCGGCGCACCGGGCTCAAAACCGGCACCGTCAAGCAGCGGATCTATTACGATCCGGTGCGGGTCGGCGCCTATCAGGTTGTCGTCCGTTCAAGCCGGCGGCCGATCCCGCTGATCGAGTTCGCCAGCGTTCGGCAAACCGGCGCCGGCGTCCGCACCGGCGCCTGGGGGCGCTCGCAGGTCATCAGCTCGGCGTTTATCGCAACGATGCCGTCGGGGCACCGCGGCGTCTATCGCCGCCGAGGCCCGGCTCGTCTGCCGATCAGGCAATTGTGGGGTCCGACGATATTTGGCACCTTCGCCACACCGGAAGTGCAATCAGTCATTGCGGCAACGATGCGCGATCGGCTACAGAAGGCGCTGACCCGGCGCATCGCCTCGGCGACTCGCCGGTAGCAAAAAAAAGCCGCGGCTGCCCGCGGCTTCTAAGAATTCACCCCAAACACGTCCAAGCTGCCCAAATCTTGACGCTATTTCGCGTCGGACGCAAGGGGTTCCATGAGCGATTGTCGCTGCGGGCGCGATTGCACGGATAACGACCTCTTCGATTGCTCGAAGGAAGCGCAAGCCGCGCGCAAGCAGCAGCGGGCCGAACTCGAGGCCAAGCTCTATTCGGGCAACTCCAGCGTCTCCGACCGCTCGCGCTCGGTCTCCATGCATAGCCCCGAGATGCTGATCTCGTTGATCGATCGGTTAAACGACGAGATCGCCTATTGTATTCTCGGTTTCTGGCCGCGGCGGCACCGGCGGGCCTTTTACTTGCCGCTAGTCAAGGGCCTCTGATGTTCGGCTGGCTCGCCTCGGCCTGGCGCGGGATGACCGGCGGCGCGTCGCCGGCGCCCGGCTTCAAACCAAGCCGGCGCTCGTTCATCGGCGCGACCGCCGCGATCGGCGCGGCCGCCGCCGCAAATCCCTTCTCTCCTTTTGGCGCGACGCCCGGGCTCGAGGCCGGCGCGCGAAGCCGGCGCCTGGCCACATTTCAACCGGCAGCGGAGCACATCAATGCCCTGATGCGCAACGCCGGGCCGACGGTCATCGCCCGTGCCCGCTGGCTGGTGCGCAACAACGGTTACGCTAAGGCCGCCTTGCGTTCATGGTCGGCCGCGACCGTTGGCGCCGGCATCAAACCTTCCTCGCTGATCACCGATGCAGCGCTGCGCGAGGCGGTGCAGACCGCTTGGACCAACTGGACCGACGAGGCCGATGCCGAGGATGTCACCGATTTCTACGGCATCACCCGGCGTGTTTCACGTGAAGCGTTTCTGACCGGCGAATGCTTTGTCCGCTTCCGCCCGCGCTTTCCGCAGGACGGGCTTTCGGTCCCGCTGCAATTGCAGCTGCTGCCGAGGGAGCAGCTTCCCTCAACGCGGCTCGAATATGTGCCCGAAGGCCTCGGCAATGCCGGCGGTGCGATCCGTATGGGCATCGAGTTCGACCGAAATGTGCGGGACAGGCGCATCGCCTATTGGTTCCTGCGCTCCGACCCGACCGACCAGACGGTGACTTTCCGAGATCTCGTGGCGCAGGACGAGGTCGTACGGATCCCGGCCGAGGAGATCATCCACGTTTTTGACCCGGTCGAGGCCGGGCAATTGCGCGGGCTGACCGGATACGCCGCCGCAATCGTCAAGCTGTTTCAGCTGGACGCGTGGGACGACGCCGAGCTCGAGCGGCAAAAGCAGCAGAGCCGCTTTGCCAGCTTTATCGAGATCCCCGAGGAACGCAGCAAGAAGGTCGACGCTGAAGGAGCGGAGTCGGACCTCTTGCTCAGCCTACGGCCCGAGAACGATCCGCCGGTTTTAAATCCCGGCATGATGATGCCGCTGTATCCCGGCGAGAAGGTGACCCACTCGCAGCCGCCCGGGGTGTCCGGCACTTACGAACCATTCCAATTTCGCGTGTTGCTGCAGATCTGCGCCGCCCTGGGCGTGCCCTACGCTGAACTGACGGGCGATCTGACCAAGGCGACGTACGCCAGCTCTCGCGCCGGGCTGCTCGCCTTCCGCCAGGAGGTCGAGGCGTTCCAGCATGCCGTGCTGGTCTTTCAATTTCTCCGTCGCGTCTGGCAGCGCTGGATGGACGCCGCCGTCCTCGCCGGCGCCGTGCCGATCGCCGCCCAGGCCTACAACGCCAACCTGGCGCTATATCGGGCGATGCAGGCGATCACCCCGCGCTCACCGTGGGTCGACCCGCTGAAGGACCGCCAGGCGATCAAGCTCGCGCTCGATTCGCAAACCATTGCTCCGCAGGACGCGATCGAAGCTGAAGGCCTCGATATCGAGACGGTGTACCGCCGCATCGCCGAGGCTAATGCTTTGCGCGAGAGGCTGGGCATCGCCCCGCCGACGCCCGGCT